CAATGCCGCTGTCCTTGCGACCTTGAATCGCTTCCTTGCGCAGTCGGACAAGCTCGCCAGCAAGCACGGAAAGCCGTGCGTCGTTGTCGGGCGATTGCTGTTGGGCGTCCATATGGTTGATTACTTTACGCTATTGATTACAGAAGGTCAATAGGTATTGCCTATCGCCGGCAGTGACGGCGGGCGCGCAGGATGTAGTCGATTACCGTAGTTGGTGCCGGACCCGCAGCCTTGCCAGCGAACGACTTTGCTCGCTTGCCGCCGTGGCCGCTACTGAGGGACCGGATGAGCAGACCGACAGGATGTGGCCCAGATGCCGGCCCTGCCGACTTGCCAGCGAACGAGCCCGCTTGCTTTCCGCCATGACCACTGCTGAAAGATCGGGTAATAGCCACATCAGAGGATTGCGAACGTGTCGCCGTTTGCCGGCGCGTTGGTCAGAGCAGTCACGGTCAGAACGCCCCCTGCCGTGCTCGCGGTGATGTCAGATGCTTGTCCGCGCAGCGCTGCCGTGCTGGTGTTCAGATCGAACTTGATTATCAGACCCTTGAACTGATCCGCTACGCTGGCGGCCGGGGTCATGCTGCTGGTTACGACACTGGTCGTGCTAGATGCTGCGCCGACCGTGCCAGTCACGTTTGTCCGAACGGCAGCCTTGAAGGCCGCAAGAGCCGTCGTATCTCCGTCGATCGCAGACACGGTGGAGTCCATCCGACCACCGACCAGCGCAGCAGGTAGGCGACTCTCGACAGTATCGACGTATGCTGCAATCGTACCGAGTTGAGTGTCGATGTTGGCGCTTGCAAGTCCTACCGCAGTCCGCACGCCAGCTGCCGTAATGCAGTCGCTCACTGCTGCTGGTGCTGCTGGTAAATTGACAGTCTTGGCCTGAATTGCCGCGATATCTGCCGCTGTAGAAGCGCCTGCCGGTGCGCCAAGCCGAACAAATGCCGACCGCGCTCCGATGCTGAACGATCCGACCACGTAGCCGACGACTGACGTGCCGCCTACAGTGCCGGTGGTAATGACCAGATCGACATTCGTGCCGGTCGAGTATCCGTTCCCGCTGGTCGCAACCACCCGCACGTGATTCAACCCCGTCACTGCGTCGAAATCCACGTCGAGCGTGATCCCCGCCGTGAGTTGCGTCGTGCTGTTTCCGACATAGGCGGAAATCACCGGAGTTCCGGCAAGCTGCGTCGGCGCACCCGTCGTGCCGACCGTCGTGAAATACAAGTCGATCGTGTCGCCTAGCGTGATGTCGCCCCGGTGGCTCATTTATAGCTTTCGGATGTACTTGAGTATCTTGAGTTGATAGGTCGCCAAGTCACGGACTGCTTGCACTACCTGCGGATTGGTAGGACTGGCGGCATCGCGTATCTGAGCAAGGCGAGCAGCCGCAGTGTCGAACTGCGCTTTTAGGTCTGCACGTTCTGCTTGGTATCGCGTTTGGTCTGCTGCGGCTGCGTCTAGTGCGGCTTGAGCTTCACGAGCAGCGGCGTCGATCTCAGTTTGTGTAGGTTGTGCTACACCTAGCTTCCACTCTTTGATGTAAGGTACATTCCCATCATCCTGCACAACCCAATCTATCAAAGGTATGCTATTAGGGTACAAGCACTGCAAAACCTGAGAAAGGCTTACCATGTTGGAATCTCCAACGCTGCTAGGTGTGTCACCATACTTGTCCCGTAAATTGTTTGATTGCTGCCGCACTCGTGATACCCATGTATCGTTATCTGATCGGCAACAGCCATGCCCGATTTTTCTTTGATAACGAATGGCGTTGGGTAGCTACCCGATCCCGTCGCGCACCCCTCGGAGTTAGCGAACCCTACGCCGCCAATTTGAATGTGCGAAATCACCCGCGCTGACGCCGCAGTTAGTCCATTCCATGCGACCGCTCCAGACAGAGCATAACGCCCCGGACGCTTGAGATTGATCCTGGCGTTCGCTGTGTCTCCCATGCCGGCAGAGTCATCGGTGATGGTGTCAAGAGTAACTTTTGTTACGGTGCTAGTGACTACCCCCGTTTGGTCACTGCCGGACCTGTGCATTAAGCAAAACATCGGAATAGACTTCCCGGCGATCTTGAACCAGTGGCTCCCATCGCACAGTAGAATTGCTGCTTCCTCTGACCACATGATGCGAGTAAGTGCCCCGTCGATTGTTTCTGATGCGTTGCCGTCAAGTGTGACAAGCTTGGTCAATGATGATGCTGTCCCCATGCGAAACCCAAGCATCTTTCCTGAGTTGCCGCTGGCAGCAGGTAGCGTTACTGTGTAATCAGCAGAAGTTCCAGTGCATAGGTGCATGCGGCCTATGGTGGCGGTTGTCGCCCCAGTGACTGCGATTGTATTTCCGCCACCAAAAGCATTCAGCACAAAATCCTGAATGTCCGACAGCAGCAATTTCTTGCTCGTCGGCCCGCTTGCCAGCACAGAGGCAACGTAGTCCGCGCCTATCGGAGCGCCGTGACTTGCAAACGATGAGATTTTCGCATCAGCCATTACTCTTGCACCAAGTAGTCGCTATTCTCAGCAAGCACATGGCTCACCCCGTCCTCTTGCAATATCCCGTTCGTCGGTCCGCCGCCGCCAGTATTTCCAAGCGCAACGATGCTGGTCGAGTTGTCTCGCACCAGTCCGTAGCCTGCGCCGAAGTAATCCTGAATCAGTGAGGGCATGGGTTACTTTCCAACAGCCGCAGCGCGGCACTTATGATAAATACCGGCCACTTCGACCAGTTTGTTGACGGTCGCGCCGAAGGTGTCGTCCACCAGCGCCGGCAGTCGTTCGGGACAGGACGCAACGGCAACAGGATTGCCGGGGTCCAGCTTTACCGGCGTAGCACATCCGGCCAGCAACAGGCAAAACAGGAGGTATCTCACTTCAGAGCCTCATTGACCGTTGTCATGACTTCCGGTGTATTGCGGCAATCCTGATACACCGGCACGGTGCGTATCTGCGTCTCCACCTTCTGCTTGATCGTGACGTTCTTCACGTCAATCTTTGCGATCTCTTGCGCCGTTGCGGTCAGCGCATCGCTCTTGCCTTTGGCCTCAGCCAGTTCCAGCGCATCACGATGGTCGTTCGCCGCCTTCCAGCCACCGGCAGCACCAACAGCTACCAGCACTATTATCACAACGACATAAGCTAGAGGGTTCATCTCATACCTCAGAAAGAAACGCCGGCAGCGGACACCAGTGCGTCGGGAACAGCAGGGTCTGCATGTCTCCGTTCGATAAAACCCAATCTTCGAACCAGTGCATGACGTATGGTGGCTCGACGTCATGGCTGGCCGCTGCGGGTCCGTGATAGTTCTTGCCGAGAATGTGCGAGCCATCCTTCGGTGCAGAGTCGATATGTCGCCAGTTATAAATCACGGTTCAATCCTCCGTTGCGCCAGTCCGAAAAGAAAGTAAGCAGTCGGCGCGACCTCTGCCGCCGAGCCGAGCAGCCCGGCCTCAATACGCGCATCTCCGCAGTCAATAACCCACGCGAGGTTGTGAGCAGCACCGTACAGCCCCTGCTCGATACTGTCGGCCAATGCGCGCAGTGATGCGGGCACGTTGCGGATGTCTTTGCTCGGGAACGATACAACTGACAGACTCATCACCAACTCCTCACTTTCGGTACGGTTCGTATGTGAGCTTCATAGCCCCACACGCGCAACGCCTGCATCTGTTTGCTGGCATCGTCGATGTCCGCCAGCGCACGAGTAGGGTCTGTCGAAATCCGAGCGATAAAACTATCGACCATATCGACGATCTTGTTGCGCTTCGCCAGCATGTCGTAATAGTCTGGCTTCACGACTTTTCTCCAATGCACAGTTTGTATTCGTCCTGCCGCCTGCGTGTCAGCCCCGGCAACGGCTTGCCCTTGAACTTATCCCACACGAGGATTTGCTGGCACGCACCTGCATAGTCTTCCGCGTTTAGCTTGCGCACCAGTGTCGAACCACAGAACGCACCGGGTCCGATGTTATAGGCGAGGGAAACCATACTGTCATATTCGTACTGATACAGCGGAACATGCACGCACTGCTTGATCGCACCTTCATACTTCTGCATATCCGACAGCGCCCGCGCTACAGCCTTCGGTGGTGTAATCGTGTCGCCCGGCTTGACACCTGTTGTCGTGCCGAAACCGATTGTTGGTACGTCGCCGGGAACCGGCGTGTATGCACGATCGCTGTAACCCTCGTGCGTTACGACGGCAACGAAGACAGCGGCCGATACGGCCAGTCCTGCGATACCGGCGCGGTGTCGATCAATCATAGTCAGCAGCCTCTCCCGGCTTGCGCGGCGTCGCCCTGCGCTCGATCTGCGGCTGCACCACCACACGGGCGATCGTTGCGGCAATGGCTGTAAGCACTGACGCCACCGCAAACAGACCGCGAGGTATGCTATCCGAGAATAGCGGCAGCACAAGCTCCAGACCAGACAGCAGGCCGGACAGCGCGATAAACCGCACGCTCCAGCCGAAGCGAAGGACACGCCGCCAGTTCTGTACCAGTGTCATCCTCGTATCCCCAAGAGGGCGGTTATCTTCTCGTGCGCAGCTACCGGGTCATGCACCAGCACCACCACAAAGGCGGTCACTGCCCGAGCGATCCGCTTAAGTATTGTCGTAATCATGACGATGCTTCACCATTGGACACTGCTCGCAGATGTCTTCCCTGCGATCCGTCTTGCGACGATCAAACCCACCTGACTTCACGTAATCCTCGACTAGCCGGAAATGCTTCTGCCGGAAGTAGAAATTTATCAGCGCCGCCGTCACGCCGCCACCGAAGGCAATGAACAGGCCGATGAACATTCCCAACTCTTGCGACGTGATACCAAAGAAAGCAGCTACCCCAAGGCCGCCAGCAGCGGTTGCAGTGGCGACCTTCTGTGCTGCCGGGACTGCGATGGTTTCGTGGAGGTTCATACGATGAAAGCAGGGACACTCAACATTTCTCGCTGAAATTGATTCCACGACACCGCCGTTATCCCGATATGCGCCGCGATGTAATCCACCAATGCATAAAAATCATCTTTATACATATCGGTAGGCACAGCCGGCGGCGCCCCACCCAAACCGCCAGGGTTGTTTGTGGCTAGTATGTTGTGAGCGTACAGATACAATGTCTGTCCGCTGTTTGCCGCAGCATCGACGGATTGTTCTAGACTCGCCAGCGTGTTCGAGGATGTCGTTACCGCGCCCATTGCCATAAAGTAGTCCATGCCGAATATATGATCGGAGATAAATTGGCGATTTATGCTTCGAGCGAAACGGAAGCCGCACTGTTTTGCTATTGCCATAACTGATGCATTCCACGCATTAGATGGATACACCATGCAGTCGGCTCCGCGATCATAGTTATTGACCAAGAAACTCTTGCTATGCTGCAATTCTGCAACAACTTGCGCTGCCGTTAAAGTGGTCAAATCGACATGAGTCTTTCCGTGCCCGACAAAATCCACAAGCCCGCTCGCGTACATTTCATCCATCTGCACGGTTGTGACATATCCAACCGTATCTGGAAAGTCTGACGGGATAGCAATCGTGAGCGGAATACTACGAGCACTACAATATGGATACGCAATGTTGTACTGAGACGCGAACCCGTCGTCAAAACCTAGAATGACTTTTCCCTTTCCACTTTCTGATGTCCATGCACCAAGGAAAGTAACTGCCACCCCTGAATATCCGTAAAACTGGATTTTTATCGAGTTGAACGTATCGGTAATCAGTTGCCCTCCGGTAGATGTCCATCCTGCGGGGCTGTCGCCACCACCTACACCCGGAGACCCTCCGGCATCAACCATTGCAACCGTCAGATAATTGACCCCACCTTTTGCGCGGTACGAAGCTGCCCGTGACCATGCAAAATTAACGGACTTAGTGGCGAAGTTGTCGCTTGACAGGTGAATCGAAATTGAACTTGCTCCGGGCGGGTCAGGAAAATTGAACGCAAACGTAATCACGTCCTTAACAGTGAACGCTGTCTGTGAAAGCAGCACCGCCCTAGATGACGCCGAGTTTGGAGTCATCACGATAGATCGCATCGTAATTTGCGGGTGATCTGGGTGCTGAAATACGGTGTTAGCGCTCGAAAGAACTACCGTGGAATTATCTGATGTCCACGTCGCAGATGCCCCATCGGCTAACTTTGTGGGCCATTGGGTAGAGAATCTGCTTGCGCCATTTCGTACCAATGGATTTGGATACCCGTTAGGGCCGACAAGGTGAGTAATATCCCCCGTCGCAGCATCGGTTGTCGCAGATACCAACGTCGTTTCTTTTCCAGTACCAGCAGGAGCGATACCCGTTACCGCATTGTTCGTATCGACAATCCACTGGTCCTGCTCACTTATCGGTCGCTTAATCACAACAGTATCCTCGAAATAGATTCACGAGCGGCAGCCAACTTGCTCTCGACTACGGCAAACTCGTCTTTTGCGGCTGCTACCTGCGCCGTCACGTTGGCAAGCTCTTCCGTCCGATCAACCAGAGTCACGCTCAATCCCGACAACTGTTCAATCAGTTCAGCACGCTGCCGATCGGCTTCGGCAAGCAGGCTGGTGCATTCGGCCGCTGCCGACTCGATAATCGCTTGCGCCCGAACCGCCGCCTGCTGCTCGGCCGCATCGATGATTGCATCGGCTCGTGCCTTCGCCTTGTTTGTCGTATCGGCTGCCGCTTTCTTTACATCAGCCAGCGTGACCCGTGCGTCCTTTACCTGCGCCTCAACGTCAGCCAGCGCCGCCTGTGCGGTAGTCACCCGCTGGTCGGTAGCTGCCGCCAATTCGTCCAGCTTCTGCATCTCGTCGAGCGTATCGGCAGCGTCGGTCAGACCCTTGACGAACGTCGCGAACCGACGCAAATCGCTTGCTGCTTGTGATTTGTTTGTCATGATCAAGTCCTCATCGGATTGGCGCGACGCATCAGCAGATACACGCCGATGCCGGTGGCAGTACCGCCAGTAATCTTCGGCCTGATGAAGCGCGGTCGCTCGACAATCTGCTTGATGGTCGAGGTCAGCGCGACGAATGACAACGCGCCGCCTTGCGCGTTGTTCAACGTCTCCCAGTTCGTGCCGTCGTTGCTGCCCTCGATCGTGATCGTCGCACCACCGATCGTGCCGATGATCTGGCAGCAGTTGTCAGCCCACTCTGGCAACTCGACACCCGTAGCAGCGCCATCGGCGGTCGCGCCACCTGTCCATGAGATGAGCTTGGCGCTGCCATCCCCATCGCTAAGTGCTGTCGGTCCTGAAATTGCCCAAGTCATTTATCATACTCCTATAGTTACATGCCCGATCCGGGCGCGTGGGATTGATACGGCGGAACGACCGGCAGCCGATCCTCGACCAGCGGGGCTGGCGGTATTGCAAACGTCAGAGCGAGCGAGTCGAAACGATCTGGACTTTTGATGCCGCGTCGTTTCGCGTCATCCTTGGATTCAATCAACAACTCGCCGGCTCGGTAGCTGTAGCGCAGTGCCGTCAGGTCGGTCATCAGGTCCGGGTCATTCGGTATCGACGCACCGACCAGCCATGCACGGACATTGGTCGCCATCAGGGCGCGCAGGTTGTAGTTTTGACCATCATCCAACCGCAATGACGAATTGATGTCAGCGATAGTCTTTGTGATACGTCCGGTCTTATGGTCCACCTTGTCCGGCCACCACGCTCGCATCATGTCCGCGACGCCTGCGCCGATACCGATTGTATCAACTGCGATCTGTTCCGGCCGGATGTTGTACGCCACGATCTCGTTGCGCGCTCTGGCTGCTGTCTGCACGAGGTCATGCTTGGCCCATACGGTCTGCTTCAGCAGCACCCGGCCGCGCCGCAGGCTCAATACAGTCTTGTCATCACCGAAGCGCGCCACGTCGAGCCCGACCATCAGACCACCAGTCGGCTGTACTTCCATCGGCCCGCGCGACATGGCGGTACGCACGAGGTCGCCTGAGATAAAGCTGTTGGCGATCGAGCCCTCGTAGTTGCGATCGATTTCCTGCGCCACGATAACCGGGTCGAGCTTGTTGCACTGGTCGCGATACCACGCTTCGTCCTTGCGCGGGTCTTGCCGCCAGTCGAAAGTAAACTTGGAAATCTTGCCACTATGTGCCTTACGATAGAACGGATTGCCCGGACCGTTCGGCGTGCTCACATCGATCTTGCAGTTGGATGTCTGCGACAACGCAGCGTCGATGCTTTCGGCATGCTCAAAATAGGCCGCTTCATCCTTGAAGTAGATCGAGGTCCGATTGCCCCGGCCGATGTTGTCGCCAGCCTCACCGACGATCGCCGAACCGTTCTCGGGGTTGAGGATGCGCATGTGCGGCGCGTGAGTCTTCTCGTCGTAACCTCGCGGCCGTAATTCCTGCGGTAACAGGGCGATAAACTGGCGCACTTTCCAGAACAACGACTTCGGGTCGCCTAGCTTATCGACATATTCTTCCTTGCGCGAGCCGAAGCCTACGACAGTGCCACCGTGGAATCGCCACATCCAGACGGCGAACGCGCAGCAGAGCCATGACACACCCATATCACGGGACTTCTCGACCAGTCCATCCTCCCGGCCGAGCCATCGCTCGCGCAACCAGTTGATGAACTCGACCTGCCGTGGGAACAGCACGAATGGGATTGTTGTCGGCTTGCCGACTTCTGCCTGTCGAGGATCGAAGGTGCATCCGAAATCCATGACAAATGCAACGGGGTTGTCCTTGTAAAACGCGAGGACGCCGGGTACCAACTCGGGATTGGCGCGCAACCGCTCAATGGCAGCAATCCGTGACCTGAACACAAGGTCATAATCAGGATTCAACCAGTTAAGATCAGGTGCGCCCATTTCCGCCGATACCGATCATCTGTTTGTAGGCATCTTCCGGCGCTAGCGTCACGTCCGCTTTGCTCTGGATAGGTGGCAGGTCATCAGCGCCGCCGAGGGCCATCTTGTCGCCGTACTGTTTGGGCTTGAGCTTGCCTAGCAGCCACTGTCGAGTCGATACACGCAGCTTGCGGTGCTCGATCATGTCGCGGGTTTCAACCTCGTCGCCGAGCAGTTTCTGCTTGCGAATGACGCCCATCTGCTGCTCGTCAGCGATGTCAAGAATATCGGTTTCCCAGTGCTTGTAAAGTGTCTCACGCGCCGAAGCATATTGCTCGCGGAACACTTGATTTTCTCCCACCCACGACCAGAACGTCGATACGGGCAATCCGTGCAGCGCAGCAGCTTTCCGATCACTCAGTCCTTCCGACATGGAACGACAGATCAGCGCCACATACAGCGCCTTCTCATCATCCGTGAAGCGACCGTGAGCCATGTCCGCTACTCAGGCAAACCCGCTCGTGAAGTCTTTGTCGCCCTGCGCGTCGGCCGCTGCCGGATCGCCACCTTGTTGTGAATAGATCGCTTGTACCTGTTGGCATGCTTCTTCAATGTTGCCGACCGGCGTGCCCTGCGGCTCCGTGCCTTCACCCATCTCTTGTTGCTCGGGCTCAACACCGACCGTAATGCCTTGCGGGCTGACGTGTATCTCTATGCAGTAAGCATCCATAGTCTTCACCTATCGGTTTGGCAACACCGATAGCGTATCTATTTATTTTCATCGGTCAAGCAAATTTTCCTTGACAGCTTCAATGGAGCAGTCAATAATGGCTCCAGTAGCACTCACAGGAGGTAACACAAATGGCAAAGATCACGCACCACCAGCAAACACATCGGCCAGTTACTCAAGGAAATGACCGGCAGCTATGCTGGCACCAAACCTCAGTCGTTCTTCAACGGGCTGCTGCGATGAGCAACTCCGTCCGCTACACCGGGCATGGTGCCAACACTGGCGGCCTGCAAGCCCACTCGGTCGGCACCGACTATCCGTACATGATCGTCGGTATCGCCGACAGGCTTGAAGCACCGACCGAATGGCAAGTGATGGACTGCCGCACCAGCAACCGCAGCAACCGTTTCCCGACGTACCAGCGCGCAGTGATCGAAATGACCAGCCTGCGCACCCGCAACCTGATGCACTCTTAACCACAGGAGCAATACATCATGACAAACTTCATGCAAGCAAGCGCCCAATGGGCCTCCCGTCCTTCCGACGAGCGTTTCACTTCCCTCAACGACATGCTCGATCATTTCCGCACGCAACGCCGCCTGTCCAAAGAAGCGGTCGTTTCCTCCCGGCAACTCAATGTCGTGCCCGACAGTGACAACAAGGGTCTGCTGGTTCAAGGCCCGAACGGCAACGGCTTCGCGCCGACGCACTGGAGCTTCGGACAGCTGTCAACACTCGCCGAAGCTCCGGCCGGCTATCTGCGCACCCTGCCGAGCCCGGTCGCTGCTGATTGCCTCAACTACGGCTTGCAGTTCAAGCGGCAAATCGAGGATGTCGGCGTCCTGCTCTACAAGAACGGCGACAGCGTACTGAAGGCCGCCACCGGCCCGCGCTATGGCCGCATCTGGAACGACGACATCACCGGGGCGCTGGTCAATCACTTCGGCGACGGTATCACGGGCGATTTTCGCGTTCCCGGCGAGTTCGGCAAGCAGGTTGAAGTGACCAAGCAGAACACCACGCTGTTTGCCGGCGATCGCGATATGTTCGTATTCCTCGCCGATGAGGAGCACCGCATCGAACTGCCGAACCGTCGCAACGGTCAGGCCGGCTCGTTGGCTCGTGGCTTTTTCTTCTGGAACTCGGAGGTCGGCGCGCAGACTTTCGGCATGGCGTCCTTCCTGTTTGATTACGTCTGCTGCAATCGCATCGTGTGGGGCGCGCAAGAGTTTCAAGAAGTCCGCATCCGCCACACGGCCAGCGCACCGGACAAGTGGATTGGCGAGATTCGCCCCGCTCTGGAAGCGTACAGCCGCAGCAGCACAAGTAGTGTTGTTGCCGCGATCGAGGATGCCCGCGCCGACAAGCTCGATGACAAGGTGAACGAGTTCCTCGCGCAACGCTTCGGCAAGCGCATGGTGGATAGCCTGCAAGCAACGCACTACGCCGAGGAGCAAAGGCCCATAGAAACTCGTTGGGATGTCATAACCGCCGTCACGGCACAGGCCCGCAACATCCAGCATCAGGACGCACGGGTCGAACTTGAGCGTCAGGCCGGCGAACTGCTCGGGTAACAAGTGGCATGAGCCACTCACAACCACAGGAGGTAACACGATGAGCGAAATCAACATCACCCGCTTCTACAACGAAGCCGCACCGATGGACTACTCGGCATCGATCGTGGAGATTGGCGCAAACGCCGGCCGCGATACGTGGCGTCACGCTATGGAAGATGCGCCCGACTACAACATGCTCGACACGGACGACAAGCGTGAGGAGTTTCGAAAGTACATGAAAGGCTTCGGCGCATGGGACGATGCCGAAATTGCCGCATGGTCCGACATCGAACTTAATGCTCTGTTCATACAACGGATCAGCGGCGATATGCGCAACGGCGAAACCGATTGCATCTGGTCAGACACTGACGGACAAATCTTTTACTCACTGGGGAACTGAGATGACCCGTCGCATCCTCAAGTACCGGCTGGCCGCGCAGCGCCGGCAAACAATCGACCTGCCGGTCGGCTCGTTCATCTCGCACGTCAATGAACAGGACGGCGCTGTCTGCATTTGGGTTATCCGGCCCGCTGGCCTGCTGCTGACGCACGAGCATCAAATCACCTGTCTCTCAACCGGCAAGCCCGTCCCTGACGACGCGGGTCGGTACATCGGCACCGCGCATCTGCATGGCGGTCGCACCGTAGTCCATGTTTTTATACAGGAGGAACAATGCGCTACACATCACAAGTAACACCCAAAGGTAACAGCAGCTACAGCTATCGGTCACAAGCCGATGCTGACGCAAAAGCCGCTGCGCTTGATGCAGCAAGCTGCTCGAACTGCTTGAACTGCTCGGACTGCTCGCGCTGCTCGGACTGCTTGCGCTGCTCGGACTGCTTGGACTGCTCGCGCTGCTCGGACTGCTCGCGCTGCTCGGACTGCTCGCGCTGCTCGGACTGCTCGGACTGCTCGCGCTGCTCGGACTGCTCGCGCTGCTCGGACTGCTTGGACTGCTCGCGCTGCTCGGACTGCTCGCGCTGCTCGCGCTGCTCGGACTGCTCGCGCTGCCCGGACTGCTTGGACTGCTCGCGCTGCTCGGACTGCTTGGACTGCTCGTACTGCTCGGACTGCTCGCGCTGCTCGCGCTGCTCGCGCTGCTCGCACTGCTCGTACTGCTCGGACTGCTCGGACTGCTCGCGCTGCTCGGACTGCTCGGACTGCTCGGACTGCTCGGACTGCTCGCGCTGCTCGCGCTGCTCGGACTGCTCGGACTGCTCGCGCTGCTCGGACTGCTTGGACTGCTCGGACTGCTTGGACTGCTTGGACTGCTCGGGCGAAATCATTCAAGCAGGCAGGCCGAACGGATATCAGTGCTATGGCTGGCTTAAAGACGGTGCACTCTTTATTCACTGCGGGTGCTGTCGTAAGACCTTCTCCGAAGCGATCGAATACTGGTTCAACAAACCGGATCGTGCCGAGATACTACTGGCATGCCAC